TACTAACTCGATCGCGAATTCCGCAGAGATCATTGCTAAGTACGCGGTACTCGGCACTGATAATAAGGAGCAGACGATGATGAAGTATTGGCTGGATCGGCTCTTCTGCTTTGTGTCGCAGAGTGAGGAGTTGCCTCCAAAGCCGGAGTGGCTTGACGAGCGGGATGAACTGTTCAGTGGGTTTTGCCGTACTGGCATTAAGCGAGCACTGGCCCAGGCGAAGAGTAGGGGAGGTAAGACCGCGTTTAAGGCGCTGTCCTTCATCTACTCTCTTCAGAAGGGTTCTAAACAGATGTGGCCTGCACTCGGCGACGAGAAGAAGCAAGCGGCTCTGAACGACCACGCGGTGGCGTTCGGTACTAAGCAGCCGGACCCTGATTCGGAATTAATCGACGAGGTGGAGAACCTCTCGATGGAGATAAACCGAAGGACCGATGTTACTGCCAATAAGTTCTGCCCCTCCAGCTCTGCGTGTTTGCAAGCGAGCCGGGATAAGGGGGGGGCTCTGGGGTTGTTTGACTCCCTAGACCTGGAGATGTTCACGAAGGGCAAGAACCTCGTGGCTGACTATCCGAACATTGTCTACCCCCTGTCGGGGCGGAAGTTCAGGATGGGCAAGCTACGTGAGCTCAACGCGATGATGACGCTCTGGCGGAACGCGTCTTTTCATGCGGCGGAAGTTAATGCGTGGAAGGATCTGCAGACGAATCTGCGGGATGGCAAGGTAGGAGTCAGTACTTTGCGGGGGGAAGAGAGTGAGCCACGTTCGGTGGCCTCGGAGGTGGGCGTGATTGCCATCCCCGAGCCTGGGAAGTTTCGAATCATCTCTAAGGGTAATGGGTGGCTCTATTCGGCTCTACAGCCGTTACAGGGCGTCCTCCTGGAGAATTGGAAATCGAGACCCGAGGGCACTATGACTAGCCCTGACCTGACAGATAAGGTGCGCCGAATCAACGACGCTACGAAATCGTTCAAGGACTTTCAGTGGGAGAGTGTGGATTATAAGGCAGCGACGGACACGTTGAAGTCAGCGATGACTCGTGCCGTCCTTGGACCTTTGAACCACCTCCCTGGCTGGGAGCTGGGGATGATGTCGGTTAAGCCGGGCGTGTTGATCTATCCTGACGGTCGGAGAGTGCTTCAGGAGGAAGGACAGCTGATGGGTCACCCCCTCAGTTTTACCTGCCTTTGCACGATCAATCTGGCCGTCTGGCGTTTGAGCGTCAAGCAGTGGGTCGCGCGGGATAGCGCGGCTCGTGGGGAAATGGGTAAGATCCTGGAGGGGTCTGTCATCGTGAATGGTGACGACCTTCTCGCGCGGATGTCCCCTGAGTTGAGTGAGATCTTCTGGCGGAATGCAAAGTCCGCGGGTTTCAAACGCTCGGTGGGGAAGAGCTATCGGTCACCGGACACTTGTCAGATTAACTCACAGGTGTTTAAGGTGATGGGGGATAAGGTTGTCCGAGTAGGATACCTGAACCTTCGGCTGATTACCGGGGCGAATATTAAGAACGGTGACTCGGCGGCGCTCCCGACCCAAGTTGGGCGAGAGCTGTCGAGCATGATCAAGTTCTGTCCATGGGCAGCGAGGTCGGTGAACGCCGCGTTTCGGCGGTGGGGATCCGACTTCTTTGCGCGCAACTTCACTCCTAACTGGTACCTCCCCGTTCATTTGGGAGGCTTCGGAATGGATGCGAGGATGGCGCCTGACTCATGGCGTGTAACCCGGCCTCAGCGTGTGATGGCCGCACACTTTGTCAATCATCCCGAGCTGGCGCTTTATGCGTCCGAGATGACGAAGGTGCCGCGTGCTAAGGCGATTAGGATTGCCAGTGCGACCCTGAACTTCCGCCTCCGTCGTGGTGACGACTACGACGTTCTTGGTGAGGAGTATACGAGCGCCGACGAGTGGCTGACGAGGATCTGTCTAGCTGCTCGGTTGAGCGGAGGGTCTAATGGAGTTGATTCGGATCGGAAGGTGGCACGGTTGGTTAAGCCCGACTACCGCCTGAAGCCGATGAGTCTGGAGGGGGTGCTCAACTACTGGGATCGACGGTTAATAGCCGTCTCAGCCCCGGTATGTCCGCCCCTCGTGTTGAAGACTTACTCCGAAGGCACTGTTGCCAAGGTTCGTGCCGCACGGTATCGTGTTATGGCCGAGAACCGCCGCGAGATCGCGCGGGTTCTTCGTGAAGGCCAGACGTGGACCGATGCCGACATCGAGGCAGCGACTGTCGACGATGGATGGGGGGATGGAGGGGAGCTGAGCCCGGACAGCCAGGGACTGCTGCGTCTTGTGGACGACAGTAACTGGGATGGTGTCCCGTTGGGCCGCTCTCTCGCCTCCATTGCGGAAACGGACTGAGATTAACCTGGGCCGCGTTCGGGCCCGAGATAAACCGACGCCCTTTGCATATGGGTTAAGTGCCGAAGTCCCGCGTTAAGGGGATGGGGTTCAGTGGTGTAATCGACCCAAAACGGTGTGTGTAGGCCGGACAGCCGACACACTTAATAGTTCCGTGCTAAGCAGAATGCCGAGAGACTGCACGGAGTCGTCCCCGACAGGGGTTATCACTGGATGTACAGTCCGACGTTTGACGGTCGGATCCCATACACGTCTTAATTGATCTAGGCCTGTCCATGCCGATCAAAATCCGCAAAAGTGTTCGCAAGTCGATTCAGCGAGCACGCTCTCAACCGAGAGTAGTTACGAGTCGCCCCCCACGCCAAGCCGGACGGTCAGCCGGTAAGCGGGGGGGAGGGATGTTTCAGCAGTCGTCTGAGGGTGACACGGAGCGGTATCTCGCCGCGATCATCGCCCCTTTCGACGACTATGATCCCCTACCTAAAGTACCTGACCAAATCGGTGTTCGGACGCTCTCGTTCCGGGCGAAGATGTCGGCAACCATTGCTGGTACGACAGGCGCTCCGCTCTATGGCACGATTGTGGCCGCTCTTACTCCGATCTATAATGTCTGGGATTCGGTTTGGAATACTTCACCAACTAACTCAATCGTTGGAACCCCGAACATCCCGGATATGTACCCGCTGACGCTCGCAACCTCGTCGACCTCCTTCGGTGGGACCGGAGGATCTCAAGTCGCTTGGGATCGGGGTGTTCAGTGGGAAGTTGCGCCAGACCAGTTGTATCCTTCGGTGAACAACCCTGGCCCTAACGGTGATGGTGTATTCTCTGAGGCCCGATGTGTTTCCGCCGGTTTGCGGTTCACTTTCTCGGGGAATTATACCAGTACCGATGGCGTCCTGTACGCCGCCGTTATACCTAAGAATGCTATTATTCCTTTCCTCTACTACCTCCAGGACACTGGTCTGGCGGGACCTAATGACGAGTCGCT